GGACGCTGTAAGCGAGCATCAGGAGAAATAACACCAAAATGTGAGCGTATAATTTCAGTATAACGAGTACCGCCACGGGCGTCCCTTTCAAGAAGTTTTTGAATCTGAAATGATTGACGTAATTGATTTACTGTTGCTGCAGTAGCTTGAGAAAGATCGGCATATAAAGCACCAGAATCAGCGGTAGTAACAGATGAAACAAAACCATATTGTGAATCTGTACCAATGGCTTTTAATAAACCGCTTTGAGTTGTAGAAATAACACCCATATTTGCTAAACCGACTGTAGCATCAGAAGCAATAGGTGCCTTAGTGCCTAAAGGTAAAGTTATGGAAGTGCCTTTTTGTGGCCAAGGTAATGAACTAGTGAAATAATCTTTTCGCTTACCTCTACGTAATATAGTGTAATTAGAAGCAGTATCGGGACCATCACCAAGATCCACATGAACAGAATTTTGAAGGTTTTCATCCCTAAACCATTCGTTATAAATAAGGTTATAAGCTCTAGGCCAGAATGCACAATGACTAACAGTCTGACCAGCAGCAACCTGACCGGCAGTAGGTAATCCCATGTAATCTTGTAATGATCCAATTGCATATCCTCCAGCTGGACTTACTTGTTGGGGTACAACATAAGAAATCGAACTACCAGGGTTCGCTTGTTGACCCATAAATTTTTGCCAATTGTTCCAAATCAAACGATTGGGTACAAAGAAAAAGAAAGAATCCAGATGCATGTTATCCATAATCGGATATAACGGGGTTGCGAGACGGGCAAATGCCGTCATATTCAGGCGAAATGTATCGCCTGGGAGCATCTCATCTACGTATACTGGTACTAAATAACCAGCATCAAAGGTTGTTTTATGCGTTGACTGACAGTCAAACGAAGACCGAGGTATATCGGCCTTTGGAATCATTGTAAATTGATGAACATTTACCGATTGATTGCGATGCATGTTAACGAGCTCCTATGTTTATTCCGACCCAAAGATAATACCTTTGAGTCGGCTTGTTTAAATCATTCTTTAGGTATTTTTACCTGTTTCCCTAAAGATAATAGTTTTGGTTGATCATGTAAAGCAAATAATCCAGTATTGTCATCAAATTCACCCAATTCATATAAATCAAAGTCATCTGGGTGATTAAATAACTGGTTTTCAACATCAGAACGGTTAACTTCGTCGCTGAAGCTCCTTATTGCGACACCAACTGAAGGAACAAACATTGGACGACCATAAGCATCCGCTGCACGGTCTTTTACTGAGCATAATACTAATTTCATGAGGAATATCCTTAAGTGAGGTTACGTTTAAGTTTTTGAAGTTTTGCCTTAGTTACTTGTTCTTTTACAAGTAAACGTTCAGGGGTATTATCTTCAAAATTAAGTTTAGCAGACTTTTCTCGAAAGTAAAGTAATTCGTCAAACTCATATGGTTGATCTATTTTATATTTTTTATCATAATATTTTGGAGGTTTGACTTTTTTTCCACGAATTACAACGTAATCGTGAGGATACACATCGGAAGTGTATTTTTTATACCATTCGTAACCGATTCCAGGCTTAAGGCTCATTTTCGTAAACTCGGGTTTACGTGTAATGATTTCCCCTGATTCAGGGTCAATCTCTGTATAATGCTCTTTAGCGTTTTTTCCTGTTACCTTTTTCATAATGTATCTAGCCACATAGGCTGCGGATTCGAAAGTAACATCTCCAACGGAGGAATAACCAAATGGCCAGAGTAATTCAAGGTCTTTGGATCTATATAAGAGACTATTAGCGGTAGTCCGTTTCCATAATTTCTTATCATCGAAATCGAGTCCGAAGATACAGGCATGCCAGTGCGGACGGCCAAAGTTTTCACCATATTCTCCAGCCATGTAATAACGTATTCTTCGTCCAGGATACCGTTTTCGTAATCTTTTAATAAAGAGCTGAAAGTCTCTGTAGTGTAATGATCTATCGCTTGGGAGATGTGCATCATCATAAGTGAGGGTTATAAAACAATTTTTTTCATGCATTTGAGATTCGTGCATGCAACGAATTGCCCACTGGCGTGAACGTTCAAGTCTACAACCTACACATTGACCACATGGTAGTGTTAAAGATCGTGTTATATCGTGTTTTCTCAATTCTGAGAAAACTATTGCTCCATCAGTGCATTGATATGCACTTATAGGGTGATAACAAGGCATGTGAGGTGCCTGGAGCTTTTTTAGAGCCTCCAGCCTCCACGCTGAGGAGACTTAGACATATTTGCGGACTTTGTCCGTTTAGCGTTCCTACGAAAGGAACGAGCAGATTTATATTTATTAACTGGTTTTCTATACATCATTTTTTTCTCCTTTTGAAGGTTTGGTGTCACCTAGCACAGTTACATCAAGTAATGCAACTGTGCTACGGCTTATTCAGCCGCCTTTTCAGGGGTGTTTTTAGCCACTTCTACGACTTCGGCAGTGGCTTTTTCGACCAATCCGAGTTCCTCGGCCTCTGGTCGATTAACTTCGTCATCGAGAAACTCGATTAACTTCGATGGATCGTTATCAAAACGAGCACGAATTGGGGCTGGCAAAGCCTCAAATTCGTCTTGTACCGCAATAACACGATTCATTGCGGTATGGTAGTCACCAATACCAGTAAAATCGCCATAACGTGGCGATAATGTGTTTTCAGGCAACAAGCCTGTAACATTAAATTTTTCAAGAATGGTATTAATATCACATTCTTCTTTAAAATGCTGCTGAGCCAGGGAAGCATCCTCACAATGCAACCCTGACTCATTTGACGCAGCATCTTTGTCATAGTTGTATGGTGTACGTAAAAAAACAGTGTTTTTTGACATTTTTTATCTCCTATTTGAAGTGGGTCTACTGTCTGGTTGATATGGTCTAAAAGGGTTAGATAACCCTTTAGATACTAATCTATCAACTGACGATGCACCTATTCCGATGTCTCGGACTACAGGTGATATACGTTCAGCGCCTTTAATATAAGCGCCTTTATCTCCTTCATATAACCTGCCAATTGCTTTAGATTCTGGCAATTCAGCAGTATGTTTAGCTGCTAAAGCAGAGCTTTGAGCAGCCATAGCATTATTTTGATTAATCATGCTTGTAACTTGATCAACATAACGTTGATGTCCAGGTAGTTGAGCTGACTTATTAGCACTCTCAACTAAAGCCAAATTTTGATTGGCTCTATTTAAATCTTCCTGACTTGCGTTTGTAGACGCTTGTGTACTTTTTAAATTAATATCAGCCATAACATTGGCTGCTTGGGTTGCACTATTTGCTGCAGCGCCTAAAGCGCTTTGTGCAACTGCAGTTGACCAGACGGTGTCGATTGCACCGCCTTGAGAATAAGCTAGCATGGGGTTTAAACCCGCAGCTATCATATCCGTAATAGCACGTTGATAAGACGTGTTCGACATTCTTTCTTGAAACGCAATTTGTTCTTGAGCCATTTGAGTATTGGCTTGATTAGCTTGTTGCTGGCCAAAGAATGAACCTAAACCAGCAAATGTCCCGCCTAGTAAAGAACCTAGGCCGGGTGCAGAACTAAATGCGTTAGCTATTGAACTAAACATTAGAAATGATCGATTAAACCAGGTACAGAGTACATTGGCATTGGTCGTGCTTTTTTACAATCAAAAAAGCTATCAAAAATAAATTGTTGTCCGTTAGCTGAAGCTCCTACCGCTACTACTCGACTCACTGGTGGTGTGTCTTGAATAAACGTTGAATTCAACGTAGGTGTAGAAGTGAACTTTTGGGCAAGATGCCAGGCATCAATAGTTCCAGCAGCAGTAGAACGGAACAAACTTGAAATGCGGCTAGGATAGTATCTGTATTCTGCCCAGCGTTCTTGATAGCCAAATACATCATTGTCCCCAGAATTACCTGTAACATAAATTTCCTTATTGAGTACGGCTTGTTCGCCTAAGGTTGCAAATGCTGGGAAATAAAAATCGTAACGTGTTGACCGACTCCACATACGAGCAAGTCCTTGCTGATATGTAAGATCTGCACGTACAGATACTAATCCAAGAATTACACCATGTTCAGTAGCTGAGTAAGTAAAGCCATGATTATGAGCCAAGGCAGTACCCATAGCAGCAAGTGTGCCCATAGGGGTAGTAGTTCCACTAGCATTAGTACCCGACGTCTGAGCGATCGGATTAATATTAATATTGGTTGATCCACCCCCGATGTACTCGGGACGCTGTAAGCGAGCATCAGGAGAAATAACACCAAAATGTGAGCGTATAATTTCAGTATAACGAGTACCGCCACGGGCGCCACCAATTCCGAGCCAATTAG